CACAGGATTCTGCGCTGCCCACTGGCTCCGTGTGTTGACCTTGAAGGGACCGCTCATGTCCGTTGAATCCCGAGCTGAACAAATTTGCCGTCGTCAATCAACATCGTCTCGCGGACGGTGTAGGCAGTCCCATCAACAGTGATCGAGTCACCGCGGATGAGACTGCCAAAGGCGGAGGTTCTGGCGGTCAGCGTGTAGTCGGTGGTGAGCACCATCCCATCACTGATCACCTGGCTGGGCATGTCCAGGATTCCGTTGGCGGTAGTGGAGCCAGCCGTACAGCTGACTCCAAAGTCCACCAAGAAAATATCCAGGTCCTCCGTCAGCGCCATGGTTAGCCGTACTTCGCAGAAGCAAGACCGATCACGGCAACAGCACCAGCGCCGGAGCCACCAGCCACAGTCACAGAGACCTTGACGTAACGCTTCAGCGAAGTCACGTTGACGTAGATCTTCTGCAGCGAAGCAGTGTTTGCGGTGGTGGTGGTGAATGCGCCACCAGTCACGTCGGTATAAGTACCGCCGGAGGTGTCGGATTCGGTCAGCTTCACGGCGTAGGTGATGCCAGCGCCGCCGGCTTCGGCGTCCAGCAGCACAGCCATGTCGCCTTCATAACCCTGCAGATCAACAGCAGAGCCGGTGCCGGTAGCAGCAACAACGTCGTTGCGCAGCAGACCGAGAACCGTGGTCTTAGAGCCAAGGTTGTGGATGGTCATGATTTAGCCCTCCGTCGAGGGGTAGATGGTTTGGGTGCTGGCTGAGCAATTTCCTCAACCAAGTCGGCCACCTTGTCGGCGACCGCAACAGCTTTGCCAATACCGATCAGGAGCTTGGCGTCCGAGGGGGATGCCTCAAGGACCTCCCCCAAACGAACTACCTGGCCTGCCAGCACGGTTTGCCGTAAGACCTTGATCAACATGATCAGAGGGTGTTGTTGCCGCGGCTGAAGGACTCAGGATGACGGATTGCGATGTCGCAGTCCTGCATCGCCACAACGCGGACGGTGCCGCTGGTGCTGTGGGTATAGGGGTCCACCATCAGATCGAGGCCAGAGAAGTAGCCGATGATCAGGTCGGCGAAGTTGCCGAACCACAGATCGCCAGAAGCCACTTGGTTGGACAGCACACCGCGATAGCCGTTGACCTCACCGTTTTCCATGATGAAGATGCCGGAGCCGGCGTCCTTCTTCGTGGTCTTGAGGTTGCCGCGCATTGCAGCGTTCATCAGGTACACAGGAGTACCGAGCAGAGCGTTGGCGGTAGCCACGTCGCTCTCCAGTGCCACCACCTCAGCGAAGGTAGGAGCGTCAGCAGCGAAGTCCTCGGTGCCGATGCCGGTGGTGTTCTTCAGGCCCAGGGGCTCATTGCTGGCACCAGTGCCATACAGACCGGCGTAGTCAATCTTGAGAGCGATCACGCTGGCCAGATCGTTGCGAACCATGTTCTCCACGTCGATGGAGGACTGGATCATCAGGCGACGGCTGAAGTCGGTGTATGCAGCCACGGTGCGGGGCACCAGGCTCACCTGATCAACGGTCTGCTGCGACTCGGTGGGGGAACCAGACTCAGCCACCCAGTAGGCGGTAGCAGCGCCGGACTGACGGGGGATAGCCACGTTGCCGGTCAGGCCGGTCAGCACGGTGGCGCCAGCTTGGTCCAGAGCCGAAGCATTGCGGAGCAGGTCGATGAAGGAACCAGCATCCAGCTCAGTGGCGACCAGGTTGCCACCAGCAGAAGCGGTGCCGACGTTCAGATCGCGGCGCAGCACGTCCTGGGGGACGGTGATGCCACGGGACTGACGGCCGAGCTTGGCAGCAGCAGCTTCAGATGCCTCGATCTCAAACGCAGCAGCCTCGCGAGCAGCGCGATCGGTCGGGTTGGACAGATAGTTAATGGCGCGCAGGAAGGAGAAGCTGCGGCTTTCCTTCTCAGTCAGACCGATTTCGGCGGCCGTCATAGTTACAGGCTCCTGGTGGATGTCGAGTTTTTCGAGCACAGCAGCACGAGCCTCGTCGATAGAACGACCAGATTCGATCAGCTGGCGGCCGAGATCGGCCATGCCGTGCTTGTCGCAGAGGGCGTTGATGTCCGAGATGCGGGCGCGCTCAGCCTCAGCGGCTTCGGCACGCACCACGGCCAGATCGGGGGTGGTGGTTTCCATTGAAGGAATGGGATCAGGTGTTGGTGCTGCCGAAGCAGCAGCGTCATCCTCAAGCGATCGGCCAATCCCAACGCCGGGGTCAGCCGGCACCGAAACGACACTGATCTCATAAGGCGACCAAGCAGTGGCAACAAAGTCACCACTACCGCGCTCCTCCATTTTGTCGATGGAGTAGCCGAAGGAGACGTTCCTTAAAACGCCATCCTTCACATCACTCAGGATTTCCTGAGCGAATGGGTTGCGGCTGAACCGCACACGCGCATAACCGCGGCGCTTATTGCCGTCGATATATGCACGCTCCACAACACCAATCACACGATCAGGGTTGTGGTTGAACAACAGCGGGGCGCCATCGTTCAGGCGACTAAGATCAGCCGCCTTACCTTCATGGCTCAAAATCTCATTGCCGAAGTAACGGGCAACGGGATACTCAGAGCTAAACGGAAATTCGTAAGTCCGATCTTCAACCTCATCGAACGCAGTCATCTCACTGCGTTGGAACGTGCCAGTCATGCTGCGCAATGCATCGATCTTGCGCAGTGTCGAAAACTTGTGGCCGACCAGCGTTTCAGTCGGCTCCCAGCCTTCGTCGCCTTCGGTATAGATGCGAATCAAAGCAGCAGGATCCTCGGCACTGGCTTCAATGCTGAACTCAGTGTCGGGTACGCCAAGCGTGCCCTCGCGCATGACGTGCTCGATCCTGCCGCGGGCAGTGCCGCCGCTTGAATCCCACTGCACGAAGTCACCCTCACTCAGGTCGCCCGGTTCGGCGCGCTCAGCTTCGCCATCGCCCGTAGCTTCCTCGAACATGATCGGATCGAAATCATGTTCAGCTAGCCATGCACGAGCCTCGGCTGGTGTGTACTGCGAACTGCGAAAACGAATCGCCTGGATCTCGCTCTCGCCTTCCTTGATGCCGTAGATGAAGTCAATGCCTGAGCCGCCCGCGTCGTTCTCTCGACGTAATGAGTCATATTGCTCGGGGTCAGTCAATCGAGCAGCATGTTCATTCGGATAGGGGCGCTCTAATTCCACGGCGCTTCTTTCTTGTATTGCCTTGATTCTATCGGTCATACAGACGCCTATTCCTGCAGCTGCTCACTCAGATCTTCAGTCCCTTCTTCCTCGGGGTAGCTTTCCTCCTCCTCAATCACCGGCTCGGTTTCCTCGAAGGGCGCCTCGGTGCCCATCGGCCTAGCAGCTTGCACAGCGCCACCTTCAGTGACCTCACTCGGATCGGTGTCGGTGACGATGTTCATCTGATCGAGCATTGCAAGCTCGCTCTGACGGGTGAGCATCACGTCATCCAAATCGCCGCCCTGTTCAGCGATCACCTGCGTCAGCGTCTTAAACCCGCAACGCACTGCGGTCTTGTAAGCATCCACCTCCTTCTGCGGATCCACCCACTCCCAGCTGCGGGGGATCCACTTGCTAGCGCGGTAGCGATCGGGGTTCGTCTCATAACCGGGCAGGCTCACCGCACCGCTCAGCACCGCCATCTCAAGCCATGCATTGAACACCGGCTGATGGAAGTTCTCGATCATGTACCGCTGCAACACGCGGTAGGCGTCACGCTCCTCAAGGAGGCTCAGCCTGCTGCTGCTGTAGTTGGTCTCTGAGAAGTTCTTGCTAATGCTCTCGAAGCTCACGCCCAGGCCAGCAGCTACAGCGCGGAGCATTGACCGGGTGAATGGTTCCAGTTGCCCGTCAGGCGCGTTCATGTCCGGAACCGTCACGCTCTGACCCGGATCCAAATACTTGAACACACCAGGCTGAAACTCGCTCACGCGCTCGCCTTCGTACAGATCGTCGCCGATCAGTTCACCCTCAGGGCTAGTGATGAATCCCATCAGGGCGCTGCTAGCCCGTGCCCGCACCAGCTCGGCCTCCTCATACCCCTGCAGCATGTGCAGCCGCATCAGCGCCGATGCAAACCACGTCACGCCCCTGGTCTGACCAGGCCGTTCAGGAATGAACAGATGGATCACCTCATCAGCAGGAACTCGAATGCGGCGCCCTGTTGTGCGCGTATTGCCCGCGTAGGTGTCACCAGGATGGTTCGCATAGAAGTGGTAAGCCTGCGGCCGCAGGTACTGATCCACCTCGATGCCCATCCGCACGATGTTGCCATCCTTCGCTTGCGGCACATCGTCATCAATCAGATAATCCGCTTCCAGTAGCTGCAACGCAAACGGAACGCGGCTATCGCCAAATGGCCGGCGAATCATTCTGATGAAGATCTCACCGCTCTCCGCCAAGCTGCGGACCGCAAGCCGCTCAATATCGTGAAAACCCAGAAGACCGCTCACATCACAGCGGTTCTTGTTCATCCATTTCTCGAACGCCTCATGGATCTGAGCGTTCATCGCTTCATCCAGACGGCCGCCACGCAGCATCCGCACCTGGCTTTGATGCCGGATGCCATGACCAATCACGTTGTTCTGAATCGCGCGCAGCGCCTGCTTCGCATAGTCCGAATCACGGCACAGCTGCCGCGCCCGGTTGCGCAATGCCTTGAAGCTCGACTTGATCTCGCTGTCTGCACTCGTGCCACTGGTCACCCAGTCCGCCGTCAGTCGGCTAACGCGAGCGCCCTGATACGCACGCTGCCGCGGCCGTACCGGCTCGAATCCCATTGCCTTGAACAGCCGAGTGCGCAGACCCATCAGAACCTCACGAACAGATTGAACGGATTGCCCAGACCATTGGCCATCAGCTGAGCCTTCTGCTCTCGATTCACATCAGCCTTCAACTTAGTTTCTAAAGCCAGCAAATCCGTCAGCTCATATTTCTTTAAGCTCCGATTGCCGATCGTGTACTCCTTGGCAACACCGCCGGAGACGATCGCGCGGATCGCAGCCTGCACTGCATCCAAATCCTTCTGCGCCTGTGAGCGTCCGTCCAGCGCGCCGGGCGTGCCCGAGTAGCTAAGCGCCGCCAGCACCGTCGACTGGCCGCTGCCCAGCGTGATCGTGCTGCCGGTCTTGGTCGCAACGGCCTGCCAGTACCAGGTGCCAGCATCGAATCCAGCACTCGTGGCCGCGGCGATGCTGAACTCCCAGCCGGTGCCATACGCAGTCCCAACAACCGTGGCGCCTTCGCTCGCAGCGTTAAACCGCAGGTAGTACGTCAACGTATAGGCCGCACTGCTGACCGCATTGCCCAGATTGTCGACGCCTTCAATATCCCGCCACTGGATCGTGTCGCCTGCCCTGATTTCGCTGGGGATGTTCACGGCCTACCAGTTGCTGACGAATCCGGGACCAGCCGCAGGCGCAGGCTGCTTCTTTGATCTTAGCGGTGTCTTCTTACCATCTTCCAACTGCTGCGCCAG